CCTAAAGATGATGTGTTCCCAACAGTATGTGTATATCCAGTTGCTCTTGTGCCTGTCCATCCAGTTGTAGCGGTGAATTCACCTGATGGAACTTCATCAGTTGAAATAGTACCCTCTGCATAAGGTGAATAAGTATTATATTTAGGGGTCTCTTGAGTACCTGATAATTTAGGTTGAGCTGTGTTTGTAATGTTTAAAAATTGCCAATCTCTAAAATCAGATGTGTTTGTTGTTGAAGCATTGACAGATAAATTCCTGAAAAATCCGCTTGGTTGATTTATAAGACCTAAGAAATTTGGTGAATCTAAAGTGTTATTTAAAGCGTATTGATTGATAACTGAACCATCAGGCGTGCCTAATTGAAGCCATGAAGCATTACTTCTTATGTATGAAGCTACGAGAGCATAACCTCTTTGATTTAAATGCGTAGCATCATCTCTTAATGACGAAGGGGTAACATTGTTAGCTACGTCAGTCAGGTCTTGCCCTGAACCATTGTTGTTATCCTTGAGCATTTGCCAAACGTCTAAATAATGAGTTCCGTATGTTGTTGAAAGCCATGTGTTTATATCAATTACAGTATTGTTATAAGCAGAACCTGCGGTTTCAGTAGAATTAGAAACAGGACCGAGAATTATGTATCTTGTTGACGAGGCAAGTTGAGCAATCATCAAATTCAAGTTAGCTATGACAGTTGTTGAAGCGTTAGAAGTGAATCTATCATTCGTTCCTACCCAGAAAATAACAGGCATATCAAAGTCATTTGTAGCTTCTAAGAATCTATTTTTGATTTGTGTAGACGTTTCTCCTGATGCCCCTCTATTGTAAACAGGTCTACCTAATAATTTCTGTAATTCACTTGGATAAGAAAATCTACCTAAACCTTGTCCTTCTGTTAAAGAATCCCCCCAAGCGACAATACCTGTGTTTGCAGAAGATGTTGTGTTTGTTGTTGTAGACAAACTTGAATTTCCTAAAACACTCAAACCTCCTGAAAATGTAGAAGTAGCATTAGTAGAAGTAGCACGATATGAATCAGATTGAACGATCTGTTCTGTGCCATTTATACGAGTTGGAGCTATGACCCCAGATGTAGTAGATGTTGCATTCCAGCCAGCACTAATAACGGCAAAGGATAGATTTGGGATTAAAAGTAATGCTATTAAAAGTGTAAGTATTTTTTTCATATAATTAATTGTTCATTTTATTTTAAGCAATTCCATATACATCAAAATTTGGTGCAACTGTTAATGTTGTTGTTGTTGTTCCTGACCAGTTTGTCGTTATCCCATCAGATTGCAATTTACGTTTTATTACACCATCAACTACGATTGCATTAGGAGCAGTTGCCCATACAAAGACTGCATTAGAGCCATCTACAACACCTGATGTTGGAGCTTGATAACCTGAACCACCAGTGCCTGAAGCTCCGATTGTTTTTGTTCCATCTGAATTGACTGTAATTGTGACATTGCTACCAGCTCTTACCACATCTCCACCTCCACGCATTTTCCAACCGGTACCAACATTACTGATCTGACGATTTAAGTTTTCAATCAAAAGTTTCAAACCATCAATATGTTCTACCCCTAATTTCTTATCTTTCTTTATTATTTCAATAACGTCATTTACATTTGGATTTTTACCGTCTCTACCGTCCTGTCCAGGTTCTCCATCCTTAGGTCGAGGGATGAGTTGTAGAGCATTCGAGATTATATATTTATAATCTATCGTTGGAGTATCTCCTTTATCTCCTTTTTGAATTGTTTTAGCATGATCTATAGCAAGAGTTGCATCATTAATTTTTGAATTTAAAACAGTAAATAAGTTCTTAAATTCAGGATGATATTCAGAAATTAATTTATCAACTTCATTAGAAATGATTTTTCTACTTTCTTCGTAAATAGTAGCCAACAAAACTTTAATTTCCTTTTTTGAATACTCGTCATTCTCTTTTAATTTTACTGAAAAATCATCATATAGTGACTGTAGTTTTTCTGATATAGTACCAATTTTGCTAAAATCTTTAGCTATATTAAAAACACTCCCTTTTACCTTATTTGAAACAGGCTGTATTGGACTTATTATTCTTTTTGTTGACAATGGTCTGTACATATTAGATAGAAGATTTTAATTCTTTACTAAATTCTTGCATGTCATTAATAAAACCGGCATCATCTTTCCCCAAAGCAGCGTTAATTTTTTTCAAATTTTTTGATAATTGTGCTTCTAATTCTACTGGGCTCAATATATTAGCCCCAGGCATTTTATCTATACCTAATAGTTTAGATGCAAAATCTCCTATGCCGGTCACCCTTGTTGCTTTCCCAACTAATCCTCCTAATTTTCTAAATATATTTGGGTTTTGTAATCTCTGAGATAATTTATTTACAGCGTCTTCCATTTTCCCCGACAAATCTTTAACTGTATATACATCAGTAATTTTTTTATCAATAACTTCACTTCCCTTAGGACCTAATTCTCTAACAGTTTTTTTCATTCCAATTCTTGTATTCTCAGCGGCTTGCTTTTTAAGACCAGAAGCTAATTCACCGCTAGCATTGAATGCATTAAGATCACTACTATGCATTCTTGCTATATCATTAACATCTTTTATAGTTAAACCCGCACCTTTTTCTCCACCTTTTTCAATATAATTTTTAACTTTTTCTAAATTCTTAACATCGTTAACTGAAGTGTAATAATTTTTTAATTGATCTAATCCGTCTTGCACAAAATTATGCTGAATATCTTTTTCTACACCATCTATCTTTACTTTTAAATTAGAATTCAAATCCCCTAATTTTCTAGGAGTTTTATCAGTACTAAGAAGTTCATCTTGAGCAGAAGACAATTCATCAATTTTAGACTTAGCAACATTTTTCAAATCTGAATATGTTTTTACTTCCGAAGTGTCTAAAATACCTAATCCAGATTTTCCACTAGCAATATCTTCTGGTGCTCCTTGCAACACACGTCCAACTGTAGGTTCTATAACTTTAGAATCTATAGGTTTTGCAGATAAAGGAAAAGGCTTAGTAACCCCAGAAACTTCTCCTGTAGCTTTAGAAATAGGAGACTTAAGAACTTGATTAACATCCATTCCTTTAGCACCAAAAAATTCTAGTACAGCACCTAAAGTATCACCAATAACACCAGAGGCTTCAGGATTTTTAGATACTATTTCATTAAATTTATTTACTATTTCAGGAGATTTGACTAAAGTATCAATACTTTCTTTATATGGATCATAATTTTTGTTCATCAATTCCACAATTTTGTCAGTAGCAGATTTAATTCCAGCAGTTATAGGAGCAGCGATTACTTGCCCAGCACCAACAACAGAACCAGCACCAGCTTTTGTAATGCCCATAGGGATTTTTAAAACATCCTCTGGATTAGTAGGATTCAAACCTTGTTTTATCATATTTCCACCCTGCTCAACTGAATCTATTATTTTTTGTCCACCTGATGCCATTTCATCAGCTACCTTACTTCCAAATCCAAAAGGCTTAGACTCTGCTTGAGTTTCAGTTGGAGCCCATCCATATTTCTCAGCAAGAGAAGGCGTCTGAACAGATTTATTAGATACAGAAGAAAGAGGAGCAAATCCAGCTTGCTGTCTTACTGCATTAATTTGTTCTTGTGTTGGATTCATGTTTATTAATTATTATTAATTTTGAAATTCAGGAAAATACTGCAAAAACACTGAAGGTGAAATTGTTGTAACTCCTAATGTCTTTTTTAATGTCTCTTCTGCATTAATTAAATCCTGATGTTTTTCTGGATGAGCTTGTGTGTAAGCCTGTAATTTTTGATCCGCTTGTTCGTCAGGTTTATTTGCTTCATTTGCCGTGCTTGAAAAACCTTTTGAATAATCAGTAATAAAATCTTCACCCTTTATTTGATTCAAATCACCTCCACCTAATTTTATAATTGTATTAATTTGTTTGACATATTCATTATAAATATTTTTATAATTTTTTTCTGAAGCTCCAACTTTTTTAGACACTGTATCTTTCATGTTTTTGATAGCTTCTGAAGTCAAAAAGTTAGAATTATCAATTACTCTTTTTGCTGACAAACCGAATCTTTCGAATAAAGCCTGGGCGTAATCTTGGACTGTTTTATACTCACCTTCTCTAACAACTGAGTTTGGATCCATAATTTTTGCAAAAGCATAAACAGCTGCAATGTTATCAGTTGAAGTTCCTAAATTATCCAAAGATTCTAAAAAAGTTGCAGCTTCTGCAGACTGCTGATAATTTTTAACAGAAAGTTCATTGTCAAACTGAGAAGCCTTAGCTTGAACTCTAATTAAACTCTGATTACTTACACCGGCAGCATTAGCAGCTGAAGCAATCTTTGCTTTTCTGTTTGCATCAATGTTTTGATAAGTATTAAAATCAATCTCAGGCAAACCTCTGTTAACTCTATCTCTGTTATTCGCCATCCACTCACCAATAATCCCATTCATCTGATGAAGATAAGGACCAGCGGCTTTCACCATATCTGCTACATTTTTAGCTCCGTTGATAGCTTGAATAACACTAGCTGGAGCATTAACATCAAGCCCAGTTAAAATATCGTTTCTATTCTTATTAACCTCATCCACAATTTTATTAGCTCTTTCTTCAGCTCTTTTTGTAGCATCTATTAATTGTGTTCTAACATCTTCTGCTACTTTTTGCTGTCGTTCTCTTGATTCCTGAGCAATTTTCAAATACTGATCAACTCTTTTATCATTTCCAGCTTGATAAGCAGCAGTTGCTTCATTGATAGCGTTATTTTCTTTTTCAATTAAATCAGTCAGTTGTCCTAAACCGTAACTTGCCAAACTAGCTGACATACTATCACCCGAAGCAGTATGCTGAGACCCTCCTTTAATAAGTAAAGTATTTAAACTTCCTTCAGCCCCAGCGTTTATCTTTTTCTGTGTTTCAATCAATCTATCATACTGAGCTTTAATACTATTTAAAGTATTAGCCATCATAGCGTCGGCACTTGCTTGACCCCTCGCAATTAAATTTTTACTTTCAGTGACAAGAGGGTCCTCAGTCGAACTAGTTGGAGGGACAAGATAATTCTTCCCATTTGAGGACCAGAGGCCTGTTGGGTTTCCGTTCTCATCTAAAACTGGAGTAGCATCAGATGGAGCAAAAGCCGGTTGACCATTTGAATATCTTTCAACATTATTAACATCTGGATTTTGCCCTCTTACTGCAGTGTTTAAATTATTTATTGATTTTGTATTAGCAGAAACAATTGGAGAAATGTTTGAAGATGACATTGTTGTCACTTCAGAAGCAGGAGTAGAAGTAGAAGATGGATAATTTTGTTTTACAGGATCACCAAAAACATCGTACCCAGGTTTACCTTGATTCATAGCCCTAGCCTGATCTTGTTGCAAAGTAGTATTCGTATTAATTGGGGTAGGGGCTGTCGCAGTAGGTACAATACTTGCATTTGGATTCAATGATTGATTTGCCGCTGTAAAATTTTGCATTGTTTTAATAATTTATTTTAATTAGGTGAACCATAAACAATTATTCTTGTGTTAGCTGGGAGTTGCACCCCTTGTGAACCTACTGAAATTGAAGTCAATTTGGAAGTAGAAGTGTAGTTAGCATCACCTAAAAGAAAATTCTGATTTGATGCTGTATCAATGTATGCTTGTCCATTCCATAAAATTCTTTTTGTTCTTCCTCCCTGATTTGTAACATTAAGATTATGGTAATAACCAACATTAGTAAGACCTGCAGAAGGAGATAACACAATTGCTTTTTGAGTATTTCCTCCTTCAAATGCAGCCAAATTATTTGATAAATGCCAACCGTAGTTTGCCGCTGTATCTGAATTAAAAATAATATCTAAAACTGTTGTACCAGTCATAACAGGAATATCGATAATTATTCTTAAATCATTTCTTCCTGCAAAAGATAGTGTTGTTGTAGAAACAGCAGAAGTTAATGTTGTAGAAGCGATTATAGAAAAATCAGGGTTGACCCAAGTTAAATTACCGCTTCCATCTTCCATAAGAGTAGTTGATGCAGCGCCTCTTGTACTTTGAATAGCGTAATTTTGTCCATTTAAATTCAAAGCGTTGTTTGTAACAGAAGATGCTGGGATTGTTGTTGTGCCCGAAGTAGTAAATCTTCCTAAGAAAGTGAAGTTGTCAGTCAATCTCCAAAATGTTTGATTAAGTTTCCCGTCTTTATCAGTTACAGGAGACCACATGCCCGTAGTATACGGTGATGAGGTAGCGTATTTAGATTGCATAACAAGAGGTTTTGTTGCTGTTGCATTAGTTGAAGATGCCATTTCCTGTTGTGTAGCAAGTTCTACAATACCACCTGATGTTTCTGTTGATGTTGCGACGCCTCCAAAGGACACACCATTTACATAAGCAACATTAGCAACTTGATTTACATCTGCTGGGGCTGGTGTAGGAACACTCCATGCCCCAACAATAGTTTCATCATTATTTTTATTAGCATACTGATTAGTTAATTGTGGGGGATTAGAAAGAATAAAAATAGATTGCCCAGGGTGAGGTTGTTGTAAGGTTGTTGAAGCAGTATACGGATAAGAAAAACCTAAACCTCTAGTTAGCCCAGAAATAGTCGCTGTTCCGTCTGAATTTTGAGTGATGCCCGTAAATGATACGAATTCTTTTGTTGAATTATTATTAGGTTCAATAGTTGCATACTCAATAGTAGAATTCAAATAACTCATTGTATAAGGAATGTTGGAAACAGGTTCCTTAAAAGATGACAAAGTCAAAGTAGTCGCGCTTGAAGAAACAGAACTTTGTAATCTGTATGTCTTTCCTCCAGTTGGGTTAAAAATACCACTGACTTTTTGTTCTGATCTTGAGTAAAAGACTCCTCCAAAAATAACACTTAAACTTACTAAAATTGTTATGATAATTTTCTTATTCATATTATTACGTTTGTTTATTAATTTCGACAGGTAAAGCTGATGACATTTTATGATTTGTACCTACTGCTAATATTTCCCATCTTGCATTTGCACTTTGGGAATAAATCATAATTGCATATTCAAAACAATCAGTTTGAGGAACTCCATTTGTTTGTTTGAATTTTGGAACTAATGCCTGATCGTTAAAAGCTGTACTTAAACCGTCCCCAAGAGGATTATCACCTAGACTTGCATCACCTAAAGATGGAGGTATTTGCCCAGTAAATATTCCACCTTCTTGAAATGGAAATTCTGTAGTATTAATAGAGTCGCTAAGTAGAGCAGTTGAACCTTGATAATCAAAATAAATTCCATAATAAAGTTCTGCCCCAGGAACTGAATAACCTTCAGTAAATAATTTATCAAAATTCATTTTTCCCTGTCTTCTGTTTGCTGTAATATATTTTAACAACATCACTGCGCTATAAGGAATTTGTTCACCGTCTGGGGAATCGTCATACCATTGGCCTGTATCCCAAATCCTATAAATCTGAGGATTAGCATTTGAATGCCCGTACACAACTCCATTTATAACAGCGATTCTTGAAATATTTCTGATTTGAGGAGCGTGCCAAAACTTTTCAGTCACAATTTGTCCTAATTCATTTACTGACTCTCTTGTTTCGTGCATGTAATCTCGTCCGTTGACAGGAGCAGTAATGTAAATAAAATCTCCAACATTTTTTAAATGTCCTCCAGTAAAATCCTCTTCTTCAAATTCAGTTTTCATTGCCAAAGACAATGAAGGATACTTAGTTGTAAATTGATTAGTGAATTGACCAATTTTTCTAACTTGGTGATCTTGAGTCAAACAAATAATTTCATTTCCAACAGTATCAATAAATTCGTGGGCGAGAGGGGCAGAATTAATAGAAGTAGGTAATTTTTCTCTCTTAGTTTGTTCTGATAAAACTGCACCAACTGTTATTTGAGTGAAAGAAATTCTATACCAATCTGATGTACCAGCACCGATAAAAGCATTTCCGTCTTTTTGAGAAATACCTTTGGCATTATTATCCAAAATAACTAATTCTCCGTCTCCTGTAACACGAGGTGTAGACTGAGTAAAATCAGTATATGAAGTATTTTTTGAAATATATATAGCTCTTGAACTATATGAACCACAGTAAACTTGATTGTTGATAACTTTTATAAAATCAGTGTTGAAACCAGAAGCCGGTGTATTTGCACTAGTGGCAACGCTTTCAATCACTACACTATCAACAGGTTCTAAAGAAGCATCAGTTCCTACTCCAGTTAAAGTACTTCCACTAATACCTGTGTATGTATAAGTCGTTCCATTTATAATTACAGAACTAGATCCATTAGTAAAACCTGCGGTTGCGGCATCTCTATCTAGAGTGATAACTACAGGAGTAGCAGAAACAAATTTAGCCATAGCACCGGTCCATCGATACTGAGTTGAAGTTCCGCCCACAAAAAGCAATATGTCTTGTTTAACAGAATTTACCCAGTAGGAATCAAAAACTGCTCTATCAAAACTAGAAGCTAATCCTGAAAGTAATGTATACCAAACATACGTTCCACTTGTGACAATATCTGATTCAACTTGTAATTTATTATTGTTTATTCTTAATGGTAAAACTCTTCCATCCCAAGTATTCCATTCCCAAGATGATTTAGTACCAGCTGAAGTAGCGTCTAAAGAACCTCTAGTTTTTAATCCAGGTCTTACAGCTATTGTACCTGACAATTTTTTATATACATTTTGTGACCCACGGACAAGAACACCATCAGCCTGAGTAGTCTTAGTAGGGTCAATAGAAGAATTATAACCGAGAAAATCTTCGATTATTTTGAAATCGTAATCATCACTTCCTTCAATTTGTAAATTTTGTCTTCTAGTCATTATAATAATTCTGAATGGTATTAATACCTTGAGAAGGATTTTTCGCTCGGTATAAATCTAACAAACCTAACTTGGTCGACCCTGGAACGGTGTATAATTTATTCTCTAAAGATTTTACATAGACATTAGCCACAGAGCCTCCCTGTTGTTCAGCAACAGTAATAGCGGATCTTATTTCATACAAAGCGTAAGCATCATCTGTTAAGTTGATAGAATCTGCCTGGCTTGTAATAACAGCAGAAGGATTAGAACCAGGGGCTTGAAAAATTGCAGCAGATGAAGAAATCATTGTGTATGGTGTAGCTCGAGAAATCCACAACTCTCCAACATAAAAATTACTTAATGTCGCAGCGTGTGCAATACTAATTTGGCAGTAATCTATTGCTGTTATTGTAGGGGAACCGACTGTAGTCGCAGTCGATAAATCAAAAGGAACGAGAACCCAATCGTTTGCAATCCAAGAACCTAAAAATGCTGTAGTTGCTGTGACTGTATAATATGCAGAAGCGCTAGAACCAATTTTTAATGTTATGGAAGTCAAATTAGTAGCTGATGGAGTTCTAATCGCCAAGAAAACTTTTCCGACACCAACATAATCAGTTAAATCAACAGAAGATATAGTCTTGGTAATTTCCCCAGTAGAGGCCCCTGTTAAATTAAATCTAAAAGAACCAGGCTCTTGCCAAAAGATTATATCATCGTTAGTTAAACCTGAAGCTGAACCAGAGGCGGTCCACCCAGTTTTTTCAGTCATTGGATCTAATTCTATTTTTGGAGTAGCCGAAGCAGAAACGATTCTTACGATTCTTACACCCTGTCTTGCTTCAAATGTTAATTGACAACCATTAGGGAGAAACGCCTTTGTTCTATCGAATTCAGAAATTGGAAGTTTGTAGTTATAGTCATTTAAACCTCTAGCAGATCCCTGTTTCTGGAAATCAATTAAATTAGAACCGAAGGCTCCAGTAGGTGCTAGATAATCATAGACCCCATCGTAAACATTAATTGTATCCCTACTTTGACTTTCAACAATATCAATTTCAGTAGATAGTTGTCTTGCTGCTCTTTCAAAAGCGACAAACAAATTAGTAACATTCCTCAAATTCAATCCTTGAAGTTGTCCTGATACGCTATCTTTTAATTCTGATACTGTTTTGTAAGCCATTTTATTTAATCTCCGATATGATGATAAAATTTATTTTTTATGAGAGATACTCTCATCTTTGCCCACAAAAATGGGCAAAGTGAGAATACCTACTGAGTTTCCAAAAACTTTGCAGTGCATGTTCCTGCCCAAACAAAGCCTCCAGTGCCCCCAATACCCGCTGCTCCCAAAACTACATAAGTAGAAGGTGAGATTAAGGAATTGTTAACACCTGATGCCCAACTGAATGGTCTTCCTGCACCGATAGCCTGCGTTACGATAACGCTTGTTGTTGCGTAAGCGGTTGTAGAAGTTGCCAAAGTAATAGTTGGAGCAGTTGATGTTCCTGTTGATAAGCTCATTGTAAACGATTCCAACGTAGTAGTAGCTGCTGGAGACAAAATAGCACAAGGAGTTGTAGTTCCTGATGTCATTGATTGTCTTTCCACACTCAAAGTAATTGAGTTTGAAGAAGTTGGACCGAAAGTTAACTGTTCTTGTGTATCACCAAGTTGTAAAGAATCGAAATTTGTAACACCCCTAACAAAAGATTCTGGAGTGACTTTTTCTACGATTGTTTTTACTTGTCTTGGAAATAACAAACTGGTAATTGCTATAACAATCGCAATCACCGCGAATATTCCTGCATTTCTTTTTATGAATTCCATAGTGTGATTGCGTTAATAATAAAGATTACGATTGTTATTAAACTGTACCGTCTGAACCTACCAAACCTGTGTACTCAATTGTGTCTACCTCTTCACGTGCACGTAGTTTGTATTTATACAAGTCATCTGCATCAGTTTCCCATGAAACTAATGTTGAAAACATTGATTCTCTTTCGAATCTTGTAACACCATGTTGATCAGTACCGACAAAGTACATAGTTGTCTGTGAAGTAGCACCAGAGTTATCAATGAATTGATTCCAAACAGTTTTTGCGCCTGGATACATTTCTGAGAAGTAGTTCAAATCGTTGTTAGCAGAACCAGCTTTTAAGACTGATTTAGAAACAATAACTGCATCGTGATGCAATGTAGAACCACAAAGAATGAACTTTGGTTCAAAACCAACGATTACACCGAACTGACTCTTTTGTGCTCTCAATGAAACAACCGCAACATTTAAGTTAACATCACTCATAGCACCTGTTTCATAATTATCTACTGTATCTCCATTAGCGTTAATGTGAGAGTTATTGAACAAAGAAACATTATCTCCAATTGTTGTTGAAAGAGTTGTACCGAAACCAAAAGCATAATAAGCAAATGCGTTTTGATCTCTTGTTGCTTCCCAAGCCATAGCTGCTTGTCTTACTGACTTATTAACTGCATCGTGTTGCTGATCTTGCATGAAACTTCTAGAAATTGGAATATCCTGGTTGAATTCAGCAATGATTGTAGTCTTTGGGGTAAATGCATTTTTTGTAGCATTTTTCTTTGCAGTAACATCTTGTGCAACACCTGTAACTGTTTTCTTGAAGTAACCTCCACCACCAAGGACAGATGATACCCAAGCAGCACGGTCAACGTTTGTTTGAGTAAAAATCTGAGCATCAGTAGCTCTTGCTTTACCGTTGTTATCAACAGTAAGCAATGTGTTATCCCTAATCTGGTCTAGAGCTGTTTTTACGAGTTCTAGGGATGGGGATGTTGAATAATTTAGTCCTGACATGTTTTTATAGTCTACAGTCTTTGTCGTTTTACATCCTATATCTCACTTCAGAGTTTAGGATCAGCTCTATCATGACAAATGTCACGGAACAACTAAAAACTATAAAAAAAATTAATAATAATTACATTGCTGTTGAAGTATCAAATATAGTACCCTTTGGAGAGTATATAAATTCAACTTCATTAGTAGCTGGGTTTCCACCACAAATTACTAAACAATTTACCAAAGCATCTGTAGCAGCTGTATCAACAGTCCAAACATTGCTTGTTAAATCGAAAATAACTTTTTTACCCATGAGAGCATCTATTTTTGCTTGTGTGTTTGCAGCAGTTGAAGACTTTGCTTTTCCAAGATAAACCATACCTGGAACTGGAGCCCAAGTATTTACTGTACCCGCAGCTGCCGTTGTTTCAGTTGATGTATCTTTTGCAAGACCTGTAAATCTTACTCCTGTAACTATACCGTCACCGTCAGCCATACAGGCTACTACACCTGCAACTGAACCGTCAGCAGTAGTACACTTTGTAGGTGCACCAGCTGAGATTGAAGCAGTAGTACCAGAACCAACGAGGTACCGAGTTGTCCAAGAAAGACTAAGGCCTCTTGAAACTGTGATTCCGAATCTATAATCGTTTGCCATTTTTTAAGTATTAAGACCTAATAATTACCTTACTTATCCTATCTTTGTTTTGCTTCAGAAGATCTTCTAGCCTCAATAATTTTTTCTTTCGATAAATTGTATGGGGCTTTCATCATAATTTCTTCTGCAGGAGTTGGCACAAATTGTGTTTCAACCTTAATTGGAGCACTACCCCCGGCTGCAGTAGTCTTCACAGATGAACCTCTAGTTATATCTTCAAGAATTTGTGTATTCTTTAAAGATCTAACAGCGCTTAAAGCAAATCTAAAATCGACCTCTGGGTCACCAGATGGGACGATTCTCGATGAAAGGTACTCTTTTGTTAAAGCCCTTTCATCAGCATCAGAAATAGAATCAGCTAATTGAAGAGAAGTTTTTTGAGCTTTTTTTGCTTCCTCTCTTTTATACCATTCTGGAATTTCATCCTTTGGTTGTTCCTCTTCATCACTTAAAATTGTTTTAGGATCGATGCCAAGTTCTTTAGCCTTTTCAGCAATCTTTCTCAAATTATAAGTAGTTTTTTCCTGTTCAGAAAACTCCTTCTTTATTTTTGCTTTTTCTAATTCCTGTTTTATAGGATCTTGTAAAGGTGCGTTTTCAATTTTTTTGTCTTTAGTTTCAGTGTCTTGATTCACTGGTGCTTTAATTTCTTCAGCCATTTTAAGTTTATGGTTAACTTTTTATTAAAATCGTTTAAAGTTTACGATTAAACTATTCTCTACCTGCGAGGGACTCTAGCTTTTTCTTTCTTTCCTGTTCCCACCACAGAGCAGCTCTCATAAACAATTGTCCTGAATCTCCATTAAATCTGTGAACTCCATTTACAATCGCTTCATAATTTACCTGCTCTGCGATGAGAATGTTTGCTAAATTCCCAAGCGCTACATTTGCGGACTCCTTTAGTTGAATTGCTTTGTCAGCGTCTACCACCTTGCCATTTAGTTCCAACTCGCCCTGTTCATTTAATGCGAGTGATTCCTTAAGTGGTAAGGCATTCAAAACATCTAATATTGATGTACTTAATATATTTTTTTGCTCTAAACTTAAATTGGACTTTTTAAGTAAAAAACAAACTATTTTTATTAAGAAATTCTTAAACATTTTTTTATGCTTTCTTTTCAACTTTTTCCTTTTTCACTTCTTCTTTCTTCTCAACTTTTGGTTCTTCAATAAACAATCCACCAAATTTCAAATAAAGAGCTTTAATATCAGATTCTACTGGAACAAAAGTTGACATATCAACACCTTTTTCTCTAGCTTGATCTTTCAACTGTTTTATTGCTCTTTGTCTTTTTGTTTCGTTTGCGTACATTTTTTTAAAATAATTAATTCTGATAAATTCGACTTTTTATTTTCATCTTTTCTTGTCTGATTGCTTCTTTGATGAATTTCCAATTTTTGATGACTTGTAACCACTTGGTTTTCCCCCGGTGGCTAAAAACTTATGTAACGGTAAATTTTTCTTTGGTTGCATATTTATTTCATTGTATTTAATAATGCTTTCTGTTGGGCATCGGCCTGGGGAGGTTTTGCTACGCTACCGCCAGCTGGACTCCCTTGCCCGGTAACCATACTCATTATGTCTTGAGCGCTGGCTTTACTTTTATACTTCTCTGGATCACCATCTGTGTATTCATCTATAACAAAATCTTGAACAACTTTTTCCATATCTAGATAAGGAGTAACAATCGGATTCGTAAATTTAGAAAATGCCATTTCTTTTCTTTGTCTTGATGAGCCCATAGCGTGTTCTGTAATTTCTTCTGGATCTATATAGAATGAAAAAATAGTTCTAGCGAAACGATAAGGATTTACCGTATAAATATCACTAGATCTGTTTGTGCCTCCAACTTTTTCCCACAAATCCCACTCTTTCTGATTTACTTGCTCCTTTGTATATTTCTTACCCATAAAGGCATCAGTAAATATAATTTTATTTGCAATTTCTTTACCACCATCTTTTGTTCTAGACAAATACATCCTTTCTTTCAGTGCGAGGGCCTCAGGAATTGTGGCGTCTAATTGCCCCATAGTTTCATGTTGGATAATACAATCCATAGTCAGCTCACCAACTTGTTTTATAAGATCAGCAACCATGACACCAAAAACCCCTAACACGATTTTTGCCTGATTTTGAGCTTGAATAGAAGCTGTAGCTGTAACATTAGGATCAGTAACTCCACTCATTATTTTATCTTGAGTACTTTCACTCTCATCAGATTCTTGTTTAGACAATGCATCAAAAGTCGCTTTCAAATTTGGATTAGAAGACCAAGGGGTTAAAGAAGCCTGTGCATTTGGAGTTGTAATATAAGCTCCAGGCATTATTACCGTGCTATCTACTTTCGTAATACCTGTTCCGATAATTGGTTTAATGGTATCCAAAGCTGTAGCATCCATTAACATTCCATGAATTCTATTTTGTGTTGCATCATCCCAATACAATTTAAACGCTCCTGATTTGCAATAGAAAAATCTTCCAGTAGGATCAATCGGTTCAAAACCACTTTTTGCATACGAATAAACAGGGATAGTTTTCCATTCATCGTTTACCAATGACATTCTCCTGTGTGAAAATGGATTAGAATTGTATATATCTTTCTCTTCACCCATAAATACACCACCAACAATAGGGACTTCGAAATCTTCATCTCTATACATGAATGTCAAAACCTGAACAGCTGTTTGATCAGCTTCAGTCCACTGAACATCAAATAAAGTAGCGCCTTCCTGACCTGCCATTACAATTCTTGTCTTACCGGCTTCAACATAATCAAATAAATCTTTACCATCTTTATCGAAGTGCTTACCTTTATATATTTTTCTTGCTGTATCCCATGGAAGTCTTTCTACTCTTACCAAATATGGCTGTTTCTGAATATCATTCACATAAAAATCACCAACAAGTAATTGATCTACTGGAACAATGTTCAAATTCAAACCAGAAAGGATAGTATCTACAGCTTGTGAAATTTTTATTTTTCCATCCGCTAACTTTTCTTTAATTGTCTGCAACGCTGTCAAATACTGGACTTCGACAATCACAGCTGGATTGACCAACGCGGAAAGAACCATATACAAAAATTTAATTTTATACCCAGCTTTTCTTAAATGAGATTCAACCATTATCTTCATAACCCTGGCTGTAGTCTTGTCGTCCTCGTTGTCTGTATTCTGTGCATGAACTGCAGGGAAAAGCATAGCAGATAATAAGTGCGCCAAAATACCGATAAGTTTATTCCTAGCGGTATTTTTTCTTCCGTTCCAGCGCCATCTTTTATGTTGTGGGATAAAGTCAGCTCCAACGTGTGCAGCGAATGTTTCCTGATCTTTTTTTGCTCTACTTAAAAGAGAACTTCCATCAAATTCGTCAAAAGGCCTGTGTTGTAACCTCCAGGCCCTTTGATAGTCATCTTGACAACGAGAAAGCACCTCTTTTACTTCTTGCGAAGGATTGTATGCAGATTTAGATAGTTTTTTACCATCAACTGATGGTATCCCGTCTTTTTCAATTGTTATATCACCGCCTATCATTTTTAAATACCTTTAAAAACTTAGGTCCAGTCGGTGATTCCGAAACAAGACAGAACTAATTAATATAATTATACTACTATTCTGATTTTAATGCAAGTTTGTCCGCAACAGATTGTTTATTGCCAGAAACAAGGAAAAACGCCTCAGTCCTTTTGATATAGAACTTCTCCATTTTTCCTTGTGAATCAGCACGAATAATTATCGTCTCCATCGGTTTTAGTGATCTAAGTGTCTGAATTATTTGAAGTTCAGTTTCCGTCAACGTCATTATTTTTTAAAATAATTGAAAATTTAATACTTCTTGCCACACTCTCAACAACCGTAGTCTCTACATCCAACTCTGATAATTCTTCTTCAACAAATTTGTCAAACTTTTTTTTCAAACCCAACAATTCTGGTGGTTTCATTATTTTTTACCTGTTTTTGTAAATCCTTTCTTCTTCAAGTCTTTATTAATCTTTTTTACACTTGATTTTTTTCTTTTTATTGTAGTCATTTTATTATTCATTACTATTAACTTCTTGTAATTGTTTTCTAAATAAAGAATCTAAATCTTTTGGTCTTTCATCAGTAACAACACCCCCAGCCATAGCGAATGACACTGCCACAGCACAGGCATTTTCTAAAGCAATCCTAAGAACCTTCAATGGGTCTCTCACCCAGTCCTCAATAACAAACCCTTTTGGAGCTGACGATATTATCTGTTGATAAACTGTTAATAACGGTCTTTTCAATAAAGCATCATTACCCATAGTCTCTGAAATTTCTTTGAATGCCAACCCTGCACCTTTCACTGTACCCTCCTGGTAAGCAGCCCTAACAGCATTCACAGCATCATCGCATTTATCAAACAATCTTCTCCTTTCCATTTGTGATTGTGCCCCGACCTTTAAAATAGCAAAACCATTATTTAATTGAGCAACTCTTTCTGAAATATGCTTAACTTCAAAATCTGATTTAGTGCCATTCAACTCATCATTCAATTCTTTAAGTCTCTTTTCAACTCTTACTGTCGACTCAGGATTATCAGCACCAGTAATTACAGCTTGCATTCTTTGCGCCACAACTTTCTCAGCATAACCAATATCTGATGGTTGCAAGTCTTCCAACCTTGTCGATTCAGAATCAAAGAACGTTGCACCAGTGAGCGCTGACAAGTCCTTCATTTTCTCTCGCATATTAATATACGGAGCATTCACAGGATAAATTTTTACTGCACCCTTTTGAATATTTAACAAACACAATTGCAACGTTTCATCTGTCCAGGCCCGAGCCATTATTACAACAGAGTCCGCCTGCATCTTCTGAACTTTTTCAGCGATTGGTGCAATCCATTTTTTAAATTGATCTACAGTCTTAATAGTGTATGAAGTTAAAACAATTTTAGTCTTCTCCACTTCCATGACTTGCTTCTCCTGATTGTTTATGAGAGTCCCAGTACCAACACCATTATCAACTGTAATACCTCTCACATACTCAACTGAACAAACAGGTGAAGCATCTTCTTCAACTAAAATAAAACCATCAGGGCCCAACTTCCATTGTGCTTTGCCTATCATCTCACCAAGGACTTTATCACCCATAGACACAGTAGCTGATTTAATCAACTGCTCTTCTGTAGTAATTGGAGTTGCCATCTCTTCCAACTTCTCAGTAACATACTGACGCTCTTCCTCAACCTGTTCTCTCAACTCTGCAGGAGTTTTTTTGCCCAGTACACCTTCCGACGCTAACAATCTCGACGCCTCGTCATAAATAGCTTCGCCTAAAATAATTGAAGTAGTTGTCCCATCACCAACCTCCTCTACTGTTTTTATAGCTGCTTCCCGGAGCGCTGCTGCCCCTCTATTATTAAATTCATTTGCACTCTTGCCATCCGGCATCTTTGTCGATGAAGTCAAGTGTATCTCTCTTGCAACAGTAACACCGTCATTTGTAATGGCATTCTTTTTATCTAAATACCAATTAGATCCATAAGGTCCTAATGTGGATTTTACACACTCAGCTAAGTATTTCGCACCCTTAGCCAACTCTTCTCTAGCTTGTAATCCGTATGATATTACGCGATTCATTTATATTTATTTTTTAATTAACTTTATAATAACTCCCTTAAACTCTTCAATATCAGATTTCCACCCCTCACCTGTTAGAACCATCTTTAGAGAAATCCTTAATTGGTGAAACAATTTCTCATCACAACATATTTCCATTTGTATTAATAATTAATAATAATCTATCGGTGCCTCGACCTTTAAACTCGAACCCGAATACGAATCAGTAAACAAATCCTCAACCACCGCGGCATACGAAAGCATATCTGCAAAGTGGTTAGTCCAATCCTTAAATGGCGTCTCTTTCCAGTCCAGTGCCTTCTCATCCCACTGTTTCCTATACTGAGTAACCGCAGAGATGAACGTCTCGCATCGCACTTCATTGATATACAACCTCGGAAACATCATCAGCGTCTTATCAATCCTATTTGCAATAGACAGCAACTCAACCCTCTCAAATGTGATGCCCAACTTCTCTGCCGAATCAATAACAGTCATCCCCGTCGCCACCTCCCTCCTCGTGACATCGTGCGGTGCAAAGTGCTTGCCATAAATGTAACCATTGTCCACTGCCCGTCTTTGAAGCATGAAAAACGCCTGTGGTAGCGCATCCGCCTCCTGTCCTTGCCATGTATCAATTAAATGTAGTTGCCCCGACGGCATTTTCTGAAAAAAACCACAAACCAACTGCTCCCCAATGCCCAAATCCCACACAGTGTGCACTTTATACCTAGAATCGTACGGAACTATCGTCACCCGCCCGTCTCTTTGAGCCTGTTGTAGCGCTAATGTGTAATAACCACCTTCAATATTAGGATCGTCCCAAGAACCATCCCTCCACGCCTGTCGAAGACCATCCGGAAGACCATCTAGGAACGCTTTGTAAGACGGGTCCGCGTTTAGAATTGGATTATCACTAAGTTTTGCAGGGATAAATATCCTTTTTAGCCCAGTTTCGGGATCTGTGGTAATCACAGGCCCTGTCGGGATGCCATGGAGATTGAAACGTTTGCGAACCCAGTTAAAACCTGGGCCATCAGGGTTGCCAGTTGAGATAATCATAGGCCTAAGCTCAGGAATTGTTGAACGACAAGACGACGCCAACTTTAGATAGTTCTCCTCTGTTGGTATCTGAGGCAATTCCTCGACCAAAATCTTGTGATATTCATGGCCCTGGTACTTCGAAAACGCATTTTCATCCTTTAAGTGGCCCGTTCGAATCTTGGCGCCAGTCTGGAAAGAGAACTCTGGAGGATTCCCGACTCGGGTTGCACCCTGGGATTCGTACCATCTCGAAGCACGATCTGACCAGTCTTTTAGATCGTCCGCATTTTTTCTGATAACCAGTGCTCTATAGAGCGGATTATCTTTGTCGTACAAGAGCGACATTATTCCAGCGTCTGTTTTTCCACCTCCTCTTGCCCCGCCGTAGAACACTTCGTAGTACCGTGCTTGGGCTACTGTTTTCAGGAAGCTGAACTGTGGTCCCGGGTTCGGTTTCCAGATGTTGCGTTGTTGCTGCGCTGTTGGTTGACTTGGTGGCATTGTTGTTTTGTAATAAAACGCGTAATATTTCTAAAATTTTATACGGCCATGCGGATTCTAAATTTCTTTCTATTCAAATCGGGTATATATCCCCCTCCCCCTATGTTTGACTAACTGGTTAAAAACTGTTCAATAAACTAATAAAAACTAATAACTGTCAATACTTCGCACAATATGCATTATGCGACGTTTAACCTGCTGGCTCGTCCTTTACCTGTTCGCTATTCTGTGGCTCTGTTGAGCCATAATTTTCCTTAGACGGCAACATGATAATTGATGACTTCATGTTTATGTTATCAGTTGCCCCACCTGTCAAGAGTTGACGATTCTTCGTAAAAATGTCAGTAGCATATGCAAGGTCACGATATGACGCTTTGTCAACTTTTGTCTTCATGAGTAATAAAGCACGTTCTCTTTCTTGATCCATGAGTTTAACCGCTTTTTCGTTATTCTCTTTTAATACTTCTTGAAATGTTTTACCTTTTGTTATTTGTGAATAGTTACTTTTTAACGTGCTTTCACTATAACCAAACTTACGAGCCATTTGTTTAATATTAGGCTTCTCTCCTCTTTCAATAGCTTCTTTAACGGCCATTGCAAACTTGTATTGTCTGAGTTCTGTTGCTTTTAACTTTCTATCCATAAATAGTGTTTAATTAGTCCTTAAATTATACCTCGCACGGGCAACAAAATCAATAGCCACGTTATCAACAACCCTCAACCGCAATTTTATACCGCAATAAAACACCAAAAAACCATAATACACCTAATGCACCTTTTTTTAACAACCGTTTATTACTATACCCTTACATAACCATATATATAGATATATATGTCTATTACATAACTTTTATGGGTAAAAAGGTGCATTAGGTGTATTATCTTTCTTCTTCTTCAGGCTTTGACAAATCCTTAAACACGTGTCCAAATACGTTATCCACATGGTAAAAAACACATACCGCAATTATAATACACCCATGAGGCACAGTGTTTCTCTAGTCCAGAAACAACACCTCATTAAGATAATAATAAGATAATGATCAAAAAAACATTACAAAGTCCACCTTATGACGACAACGCCCACACATGGGTTGATGTCGTTTTTATTTTATCAGGGCTATTTCTATTCGTTATGGCCTTGTATCTAAATGGTCTAGCAGATACGTATTTACTAGTTAACAATATAATTAACTAACATGCTTAAATGTAAACTCTCACGAATAGCAGG